CCCTCATCAATTAGCTTCTTTGCCTTAAGCTTAGCTATAATTCCTCCAAATACTCCCTGTAGTCTAGCCCATGTAAGCTTGTCATCTTGGTCTATGGACCCTGATAGCCCAACTTTGTAAACAGCGTTCCTGCAAGATAGTAGCACATTGTACCAAGTATCAGCACGAGAATGGTGGCAATTGTGGGACATAACGCCATTTGCAACAAACAAATGATTATCTGTTTCAAAGTCATAAACATCTTCTTCTCCCTCTGGATAAGAAATAGCTATAACTTCTGTAGTTGCATAACCTGTTTCAACGGGGCTGTCATCTTCCAACTGTACAGGTGTATTTCCTCTATTATCCAATGCGGGGATTAACAATCTGTCTCCCTTCCTAATTGCCATCATTGGCTTAACCATAAGGTCTTTGCCTCTCTTAACAAACATTGGATGTGTCAGTGATCCTGTAATACTCCCTTGACCATAAGTAATCCTTACAACTGGCTCTTTCTTATGAATAATGTGACTAGCCTTACCACCTAGGTATATCTTATCGCCTTCCTTAATATCCTTTACTTTCTTATAGCTACCATTATTCATTGATATTAAGGTATTAGGTACTAAGCATTCGTCTGCTATGAACATAACAAAGGAATCAAGTAGATCCTCTATAAATTTCTTCTTGTCTACCTTTTCTTTAGCTTTCTTATAAACAATTTTATTATACTCATCAAGTTTCTGGTTAAAGGCTCTTACAACATCCTCATTAGAGCCACAAGAGTATAAAATGTCTTCAAGAGTTTCCTTTGTTTTATAATCAACTTTCTTAATAGGTCTAAACAGTCTAACAAATGACTTTAGCTCTGCATAGGGATTAACTGTGTGTATAAACTTTTCTCTGTAGTCTATTGCCATCTTCTGAATTTGACGTTCCTTAGGCGAATAGCTAAGCCCCTTTGTTGGCTCAATTTTAAGATAAGAGTCAACAGTTGGTATCATGCACACCATAACCTTAGCTATTTTCTTTTTACCACCACCTAAGTAACCAACCTTCATGCCTAGCAGCTTCTCTAAGTTTTCCTTATTCTGTCTAAAGATTTCCTTATTATTAGTAAACATTGCAATTCGTTCGTCAGACTTCAAGCTTGGCAGCAAAGCCTTAATTGCTGCTGCACCTACACCAGTTTTACCAGTTCCTGTGCCATAATTAACAATACCACCATGCCCACTTGAAAATATCTTGTTAACAGCATTCTCTTGATAGTCACGCAACTTAAACTTACCTTTCTCAAGAGAGTAAGCATTCCTTATGTTTTCCTCATTAGCAAAAGAATCTGGACGATTATCAACTACCTGATAAGTAAACTCCCACAAGAACCTAACCTTATCCAAAACTAGTGTTGCACGATTAATCAATCCTGATGCAAAAGAATGACTTTTCTTGTCATAAAAGTGGGACTTTCCATCCCACCTACCGCTACGAACTGATGGTGAAAACTGTGCCCCTGGAATATCTTCCGAAAGTTCATCATATAAATACTCGTCTATTCTATCCTTAAGTTTCTGTGGCTCTCCGTCAAACACCACAGTAGCTATTGTATTATCTTGAATTATCTTCACTTATTATCTAACCTTTTTAAAATTTTGTTTAGTAACTCATTGTTTTCCTTAACCAACTCAAATAGTTTTTTAATACCGCCATTTTTTGACAGCTCATACAATTCCCTTTCTGATTTGTCACTCTCTGTTGGGATAAATACCTGAGCCACAGGAATACCTCGGCGTGTAATCTCTTCTTTTTTAGACAAAAAAATCACCTCTATGTCTATAGTAACACAGAGATGAAATTAATGCAACTATTCATTTGTTAAAGCAACAGTTACTTGATCCACAGAAGGCCTTTGATACGGGTTAGCTGTAGTAAGCTTAAAATGAAGCTTAAACGACTTCTGTGTTGAACTAAGGGTTTCTGTATAGTGTACGTTAGTCCATTCAGTTGAAACCTGTGTTGTCGTTGGGGTAGACTTGAAGTTAATCCAAGTAGCTCCCTTATCCAAGGAATATTGGGGAACAACGGCAGATTGTCCAGGCAGGTTAACAGGATAGTCTAGCGAAATTGTATTAAATGGTGAAGCGTCCATTGGAACGTTAACAGATACATAATCTCCCCTGAGACCCGTTGTAAATGCGCCAAACTGTAAATCATCAAGTGACATTAAAGGCGAAATATATTCATTTGCTGTAAAAGTAGCACGAAGCTGAACAGCCTTTGCAACACCACCCGCATCAGTCTTAGTATAGCTTGAAAGCGCCTTGTATGGCTGACTTGTAATATCACCGGTAGAACCATCATACAAAATTCTATATTCCCATGTGCAGCCTGTGTTATCTGGTGTTAGATAACTTGCAAATAGTACAAACTCATCTAAGTTCAAGTTAACAAAAGGATCAAACTCCATCGTTGCTGTTGGGTTATACTTAGCTGCATTTACTACAAACTTTAGGTCAGCCGATTGATCTGGGGTCCATGTCTGCCCATTAGAAGATAAGAATAATACCCCTTCTTGATATGGTTGACCGACTAACTTAGTATTGGTCCCTATTAAATTACTACCACTACGAGCAACAGCTAAGGTGTAGTCAGCCGATGATGATCCCACCACTACAACATATGATGATCCTGGGGTTGTCATAACTGGGTCGTCAAAAGCAACTTCAGTAACTGCGCTAGCATCGCTCGAAACGTTAACCTGATCTGGTGTTAACACCTGTGTTGCATACACAATGTTATTAGGCATACCGGTATCAGACATGCCCCTAACTGTTATGGTAACATTATTTTTAGTTGATTTAGAACCAAAATACAAGTATATGCTTGTTAGCTGACGTGCATCTAGCGTCTGGAAGGACTGGCCAAGTGGATCAACTAAATGTGCTGTCACGTATGTTTGGATAATTGTATCTGTTGTTACTTTATTAATGCCTTGAGCTACATAAGTAGTTTCTGCACTGCTACCATCGCTGTCCAGAATGACAGCAACTTTACCGCATAAAACATTATCTGGGATTTGGAATGACCCTTTAGCAACACCATTACTATCTGCCATAATAGAACCAGATACAGTAGACCCAGCATGGTATCCTTGAGCAGGCACTATACTAGTAATAATATTGTTAAATCTTAGAATCAGATTGTCTTGGTTAGGTTTTAACCCATTTGCCACAAACGTGATTGTTTGTTTTCGCATATACTGAATTTGCTGGTCAGTTGTTGTCGTACCACCTGACTGTGTAATAGTACCATGCAAGTCGTTAAACTGATCACGACTAATGCCAATATTCCAATAAGCGATGCCTTCTGTTATATCCTTTGAAGTGTCATCCCACTGAGTCTTTTGGTTATAGTAATTTTCACTAGCGTCTGCTGCTTTTCCTAAATCCTTGTGAACCCACCAACGGTCAGTATTATAGGTCTGATACTTGGTCTGGTATACCTGAGTATTGGTATTATCAACCCAATTGTCCGCACTAGGCGTGATGGTTAAAGACCCTTCCTCCTTGCTGTTAGAGAAGGGAACAACACTCATAAATTCTGTTGCTTGCAACTGCTGTACGACTGGAAATTCAGTAAATGGTGCAGAAATTAATCTTCCCCAAACATGGGCAGTTGAACTATCACCAGTAAGGTGAGCTTGGTGTGGGTCCTCTGCATCTCTAGGGAGTGTTATGCGACCATCATCAAAACTGAACATAACATTAGCTTTAAACCCGTCAGTTGCTGTCCCTCTGCTGTCATAGGATTCATCAAATCTATCCAAAGTAACAAAAGCATCTGTAAATACCCCACGCAGTGTCACAGGTGTATGGTTCTGGATAGTCTGATTGTCTAATGACATCTGCGCTTCATTATATTCTAGATTTTGAACTCTTGCAATTGTTTTTTGCATTTTTTCCATTGTTACGTTTGTAACAGCATCGGTTAAAACGGAACCTGTGTCAGAATTAGGGTACAGCTTAGCAGCACCAATACGTAGCGTAAATGGATCATTAAACTCTGGTTCACCTACTAAGTCAGCACGTGCCGGTTGTCCCTTATGAATAACGAAATCGCCATCTTTATTAAGCGTAATAATATCTATTCGTGCCCAATAAATATCATAGTTAATAGTAATGTATCCTTGATCCTTTGGAACATAGGCTGATGTATTGCCACTTCCCTTAGCACCAGCAAAACTTATTGTGGAAATACCATTAACATCACTGCTTACTGTAGCTGTGTAGTCAACACCGCCACCCGTTAGTACTTTATTATATGTTGCAGTAACAACATAGCTTGAGTTAACAGCTGGTTCCTGCCCTGTTGGGAAACTCCAGTCTACTGAATTGCCAGATACTCTATAATCAGTGCCCTCAGCAAAGGTTCTTCCACTTGTACCTTCTGTATAGACCTTATCAACACTAATCAAGTTGTTAACAATAAAATCTGTACCATCTTGGGAACCATGCGTAATTGTAAAGTTTTGCTGTACCTGTGCTGACACTTGGTTAATCGCTTTTACATTCGGAACAGCCAAGCTATACACGTCTGTGCCCTTATGATATACATGCTGTTCAGACGTAATTGTTTCTGTCTCTGTTGACTTGTCAAGAGCTAACCTTGTTGGATTAGGCTTGCTTACTTCATACCCTTGTACAAACGCAATACCAGGCTGAATATTAAGGGTCACTTTAGTTGTATCATCTTTATCTGGAGAAAG